AACTACCCCAATTAGCATCTTGTGGAGCTGTACCGTTATTAGTATAATACTGATAGTTAGTTATATATGGCATTTGTTATTGTGTTTGTTGTGCTGTTTGTAACTCTTCTGCTTTTGCATCTTGAACCACTTCTGATTCTCTAATAGAAAGTCCAGCGTATTGTAATATTTTAACAACTAAATTAGCAAATTCCTCATAGGGAACTTCAAAATCTTGATAGCTTAAATTTGAAGGGTCAAATATTGGTTCACCTCCAGATATTGTATTGTAAGTCCAAACTGGATCTTTTGGGTATCTTACGTATCTGATTTGTATATTAGTTGCTGTACTAGGTGGCGATAAAGGAGTCATAAGTGAGTTTGGATATACAGTCAATGACCCTGGTTCAGCCGTAACTATATAAGACGGATAACTTGCTGTTGGAGCAGTTAGATTGGAATTTAAAAGATTTAATATTTTAGAATGCTCAACCTTATCTACTTCAACTGAATTATTATATATTATTTTCTCTATATAATAATAATCTAAAGGTAAATCAAGAGTTCCAGTTATTATATTATAGTTCATTGTTTTGTATTCAGAAAATCTATCCAATATTTCAGATACTCTTTTAACTATATTAGAATGACCTTCACCATGATAACGAGCATTTTGTTTGACCATAGCATTGCTATACTCGTACATGTATTTTTGAAATATATCTAACTGTGCTTGTCTAGCGTATGAGTTAAATTCAGCAGGAGTTATATAACCTCTGTTGTCTTTATTTAGCAAAGACATAACACTATCACGAACATCGTTTATCATGGAAATGCTTTTTACAAAGATAAATAAAAAAAGGCACTTTGTGAGAGTGCCTTTCTTGATAAATTAATTGCTATTATGCAATAGCAACAGATGTAATTAATTGTTGAGTAGCACCAACTAAAGGAAGTGCTGGAACAATAATAGCATCTGGATTTGAAGATGCGCTATTTGCATTTGCCAAAGCATTCACAACTGCATAGTGAGATGCATAAGTAGCATCAGCAGTAGTAAATGTAATGGTAATTACATCAGAAGTAGCAACTCCACCTAAAACAGTCAACACTAATGTTGAAGTAGAAGGCATTGTAATTAAATAATCAGCATTAGCTGAAATTAATGCTTTTGGAAGTGCATTAGCGGCTCCAATTGTAAATTGTAAAAACTTTCTGTTCATTTTAAAACGTTTTAAAAATTAATGCTACAAATATACTAATTCTCTGAGAATTTATTTTCTAAGAACTTATATAAGTCAATACCTTCATCTGATTGCAAGTAAGAAGACAATAAATACACAGGATCTTCACCAAATGGTACAGTAAGAAGTTTTTTCTTGTTGTCTTTAAGATTGAAATAAATCTCTTTTTTATTATTCCTAAATGCTAAGTATCCTTCAGATAATGCTCTAGCAGCATAACTAGTAACTTTAATACTAGGGTCATTTACTGCCTCCATAAAATCCTGTGGATATCTCTTAGCATAAATCATCATGTCTCTTCTAACTTCTGATGTTTTCATTGCATCAATAGAGCCACCTAATAATAATCTTGCAATTGGCTCTAACTCTTCAAAAGGCATTTCTCTAGCAATTAATTGAGAATCAAGTTCATCATACATTTTTTTAATTTCCTTTTGAGCATCTTTTTCTTTATCAAACTCATAGAACTCAGTTCCATTTCCAGGATGATAATGTAAAAATTCTTGAAGAACTGGATTTGTTTTTGGAACACTTAATAATCCATCTTCAAACACAATTGGTTCTATGATGACATTATCTCCTTGCTCATCTTGAAATGGAGAGTTTGCGTTTCTTGCATAACGAAGAGGTCTATTAGTATTTGACTCTTCATCATAGTATAGTAAACGTTTTCTTGGAGTATCCTTGGATGCAAGGAAATAAGTTAATGGACTCTTACCATTCTTTAAAAGATATGTTCTATCTTTTGGTTCTAAAACAGATTTTCTTGTTGTTTTCATTTGATATAATTTAATTTATTAATAATAAAAAAAGGGAGAGGCGCTAGGCCCCTCCCGATTTTTTCAATTATCCCTTGAAGATAACAAAGTTGTTAGCACCAAGTGTACAAAGCGCTCTCTCAGACAAGAAGTTAACTTGCATTGCATCGAGGTCGCTAGTTGCAGCACCACCAGCTGAACCAGTCATCCAGGTTTTGTATCTACGATCTTCAGCCTCAGAAGCTCGGTAACGAACGTGTAAGAACGGTCGTCTAGCATTTTTACCAAGAACTTGATCGTATACAGTCATTGTTCCAGCAGGAACCAATACACCGTTAACTACACCACCAACTAGACCTCCACGAAGAGTTGCATCGTTAAGGTATTTCCAGTCAGTTTTGTAGAACTCGTATCCTCTCTTGAATCCAGAGAAACCAAGGTTCAATGCCATCTCCTCGCTATTATCAAATAGACCGTAAGAAGTACCACCAGCTCCGTAAGAGTTCTGAGCAGCCAACATATCATCGATATCAAAAGAGAACTGACGATTCAAGAACAATACGTTTTCTGCAATAGCACCTTGCTTGTCAAGTCTTTGAATAATAGTATCAAAGTCAGCCAATGAAGATGGGTTACCACCAGACCAAACATTTCCTCTATCTTCGATTTCATAGAACAAACCTTTTGTACCAGCTGCTGACAAAGTAGATGGAGAAGGATAAGAAGGAGCGTTATTCAAGAATGTTGTAGCTCCAGATGTTTGTTCAGCTGGAACACCTTCAACCATTGCCATTTCAAGATAATCCTCAAAACGTAAACGGGTTTCGTGCTCTGACTTCATGTACCATAAGTATCCAGTAGCTCCGTTTTCAGTAGTTACTTCAACCCATCCAACTTGAGCCATGTCAGAACCAGAAACAGTGTATGTATCTTTAATGATAATTGGCTTAACATCAAAGAACAAATCTTGTGCTTCCAACGACCCAACCATTCCACTAGTACCTTTTACAAATTCCGATCCATAAACAAATGCAGTTACACCTGTAGTGGCTCCAGTAAATGGTGAAGTAGTATTATAAGCAGAATCATAATAAGCTACGGTAAATGTTGTGTTTGTAACAGCAACAATAATTGCTTTTGCGGATTCACCAGAAACTTGTTGAGAAGATAAAAATACAGTTTGGTTTACTCTAAAGTTACAAGTACCAGAAGGCAATGTAAATGTTTGTTGACCACCAACAATAGGACCAGCAGCAAATGTTAATCCAGTGTATTTTGTATGCAAACGACCTTGCTCTGCCCATTTAATCATGTCAGAGTTTGTAGGAAGTTCAGCACCAACCATACGCAAGAAAGATGCGATTGATCTGTTTCCATAACGCTCAAATTCTTGCTCATAAGTATCGGGAAGATACTGATTCAAGAAATCGAAGTTTGTAATATAGTTTGTAGGCAATGTTGCCTTCACTGAGCTAGGTGAAATTAATACACCTGGGCTCGTTTGTAATGTACCACTCATTTTTTAAAGTTTTAACGTTTTTTAATTACTAACCTGTTTCCTCTGTCTGGGTCTATTACTCTAATTTTTACCCCTTCTGTAGGTGTAACTTGTGGCGACTGACGAGTCATATCAATATTTTTAGACTCTTTAGCAACAGTTCCAACCGCATCTGCCATTCCTTTTTCATAGAAAAATTTAGCAAACTTGTCGGGGTTTTTAGCTATAGCAATAGAACGATGGAAGGCCTCAGCATCAGCAAGGTAACCATTATCATCAAGGAATTGTGAAACAAAGTTCCTTAAATCATTTTGTTCTTGCAATAAAGCTTTTGCATCTCCAGGTTTGTAAACCAACTTTTTGTTTTCATCTAACTTAAATTTGAAACCTTCAAAATTATCAGAGAAAAGCTCTTGAGTTTTTTTAGAGAAGTATTCAGCTTTTTTCATGCTATCTTCTTCCGCAGACTTGGAAGACTCTTTATATCTCTTATAAGCATCATAGTTTTCTTTTTCTTCCTGTGGAACAAATGATTCCCTTGACTCAAGCGGAACTTTATATTGCTCTTTAAGGTCGTTAAAGTACTTTTTAGCTTTTGAGAGCTCTTTTTTCTTTGCTAATTTTTTTTTCTTGATGTCTTTTTCATCATCAAAATCTTCATCATAAGCAAATCTATCTGAAACATCAAACCTAATGTCTTCTGGTTCAAGATCTGGATTTTGCTCTCGTTGATATTCAAAAAGCAAAGAGTCTTCGTCCATTTCATCGTAGTTTTTATTCAGCTGAATAAAATCTTCAATTCCACGTCCTGTTTCTTTTTTATACTTTAGAAATGCAGAAACATCTTCAGGTAATTCCTCGTTCTGTTGTCTCTGCTCAAATAACTCATCTAAGTTATTTATTTCTCTATTGTACCTTTTACCAATATATGAAAGAACTTTATTATCATCAATTTCATCAACAATTGTCTCTACACTGTTGGGGGTATCAACAACTGTCTCAATAGTTTCTACTGGTTCAGTTGCAACAACATTTGATTCATCGTGTTGTTTTAACAACTGTTCCTCTACCTCGGCAACAGATTTTTCTTCAAAGTCTACCGCTCTTACTTTAATTTCTCCTTCCATTTTTATTCGATTTAATTTTTACAAAGTTAATAATTATTTTATTATTCATTTTCGTAGAACATTGACTGCGAATCTTCTGTGTGCCACTTCTCATAACCTTCGCAATTAAAGTATTCATTGTTCACTAAATAGTTTGGTTTTTCTGGGAATGGTTTTGTAACAAATGAAGGTTCAGACCATTTTATTCTATTGTTTGGTTGAAGCGCTATCTGACCATTGTCAAGAAGTATAATGTGATGTGATTTATGCTCAAGCCCATCCTCAGCTAATGAAAGGTCGGTATTTAAATCGTTAGCACCCCAGTTTATTGTAGCATAATAACTTCCTTGATACCAATTTCTATCTTTCATATATACTTCAACTTTTGTGTCATAAACATAAGAAAGATGTAATAAAGTAAAATTATATGAAAAACAATTCCATATTTGAAGATAATGAAATGGTAAATCTGGGCTTGGTGTTTTAGGTTCTGTTAATAAAGCATGAGATGGCAACTTATCTCTCATTACACCATTATCTAAAAGAACTTGAAATAAAGCTGCCTGACCTGGCATACACCTAACCGACATTATTACTCCAGGAGTGAACTCACCATGCCCCTCTTTAAATTGATACATATACTCATTCCTTACAAATACTTTGAGAGGGAAAAAGTTGTGCTCTATATATGCCATTCTATTTGTTTCGGTGCTTAACCCTCTTGGTTATTGGTATATGTATACCTAAAGATATTTCAGTTTCTGGCCTGTATCCAGTTCCAGCGCTTTGATTCACATCAAATGTCATTGGACCCTTCTCAATATGAACACCATAGTTAGCATCAAATCTATTTTTGTCAGCGCTTCCAGAAAGATAAGGATTTATCTTTATTTTTTCTTTTGTTGTAGTAACTGTTGTTCTGTTTTTCATGTTCTTATTATTTAGGCCCAAAAGATTCTAAGTCAAATCCATCTAAAGAGTCTTCTGTGCTTTCAAAATTAATAGGAGGAAGATTGTTCTTTCTCTGATTAATTAATTCAGACTGTCTTGAAGCCTGTAAGTCAACTCTTTTGTCTTTTGCCTTCTCTTTTTCTTGTTCTCTTGTTTTTAGTTGCTCTGCATCTAATCCTTTTAACTGCATGTTGTACTGAAACTCAAGGGCCATCAACTCTCTTTTCATTTCTGCTTCGGCTTGCATTTTCATTATCTCATAATTCGCCTCTGCTTCTTTAAGTTGAATTTTACTTTGGGCCTCCATCTGTAACAATTGAGCCTTAGACTCTGCTGCCGCTTGTTGAGATTGAATATTTGTTTGAGATTGCATTTGGAACTCCATTTGTTTTTGTTGCTGTTGCATCTCCATTCTCTTTTTTCGCTTCAACTTCAAAAGCTCATTGGCCATTTTAATGTTCTTGATATTTCTAATATCAATAGCATCTTCTAAGTCAATAGTCTGCTGTTGTAGCGCAACCTGAATATTAGCCTCAAGCATTTGCCTTTGTTCCTCATCTGGAGAAAGGTCTATGAATATTCCAAAATCAAAAAGATATAAATCTTTAATCTCACCAAGTATAGCCAAATTATACTTACCTATCTGCATGGCAAACTGCTCAGAGAAATCTGAATACTCCATAATGTCGGCAACTCGTATCGAGATACATTCCGCCATTCTTTTTGTCATGTTTAAGTTTGCCTCTAGAATATGTCTAGTTGCGGTATTAGAGTTTAATGCCGCTAATTTCTGTATTCCAACTAAAGCGTCTGGGTGAGGCATTGTACCATCTCTAGCCTCATTGATTCCCGTAACGTCTCTAATCATACTTAAGTAGTGATTATAGTTGTTAATTAAAGAAGACATTTTACCCTGACCACTATTCGTGTTTAGCTCTTGTATAGGTATTCTGGCATTGTTAAACTCACCATCTTGAGTATAGCTACGTCCTATGACACTACCTGTTTGAAAATATAACTTAAGAGCGTCCTCTGGATTATATGCAGCTCCAGTTCCAAGGTCAACCTCATTAATACCATCAGCATCAATAAATACTCCATCTGGAACTACCCTAGCAGTAACTTGCTGAAGCTTTAAGTGAGTTAACTGAATTTGATCTGCAAATGGAATCATTCTTCTTACAAGAGATTCCATCATTCCCTTGTACATACGAGGAGCAAATGCAATATAGTTAGGGTAGGCCTTTTGACTTGCCGACTTTGGTCTAACCATGTTCTTCATCATCTCCCACTTAAGCATGATGTTTGTTCCAGCTACAAGAACACCTTCGTACCACACATCCCTAACCGCCTCAACCTTTTCAAACTGCATTCCGTCTTCCATAGGTGGATTAAACTCTTCGCCCTTTCTGATTACTCTTTCGCCACCATTCTCTAATATCTTCTTCTTCCAAACAAATTTCTTAGATGCCTTGTAGTTAAAGTAAATAAGAGTGACTATTTCATTTAAAAAATAATCATCTTGATAGTTTCTAATGATAGGGAAATATGTATACCAAG